GAGGGCGTTGAGTTTTTGCAGGCTGGATCGTTTGGCCCCATTGATTCGCCTTCAGATACGGGCGGCATCGTTTCGGCGATCACCCTCACGATCCCCAAGGAATACCCGGCCGGAATTTACTCGATCCAATGGGCGCTTGAGATTGTTCCGTACAATTCGGGTGGAGGAGGTGCAGGTCACGCCTATGTTGGTTTTAAGCAAGACGGGACGGTGCTTCGCCAGATGTCCGTCGACATGTCAAATCCCGCGCCGGCCTCGACATATCCAGGCCCTGCAACGTCTATCGCTTCCCAGATGCTTTCAGGATCATATTTGTTCGCGCGGGTTATCTCCCCAGCGGCCGTTGATACAGTTTTTGAGATCGAGTTCCAGGCATGCCCCTCCGCTCCGGGTCTTCTCGAAGGGGCGAGGGTTAATGTTGTGACCATAGAGGCTCTCGGTGTGTTCGATGTTTCGATACGTCGTCCAACAGCGCCTCGGAATCAGTCCGCGCACGTTCGGGTCTTGGGTTGAGAAGGGCAAGCGCGACCGCCTCAGACGTGAGGCCGGCGAGTTGGAGGATTCGATTTACTGCCGATTTATCGACCGAGTCGAGGACGCCGAGGCCAAGGCCCATCAACGCCTCTTGTGTGACGTGATCGAGGCCGACGATCCAAAATGTAAAATGTGGTTCCTCGAACGCCGATGGAACAAGCTATACAGCAAAAACCCCAACGCCGTGATCGACGACGAGACGGGCGAGACGATCAAACGCGACATGGTCGCCCAACTCGCCGACAAGCTCGCGCAATTTGTGGAGGACTGATCCCCGTGTCCTTGCCTGCGATCATTCAACAACTCCAACCCCTCACCCGGGCCAAGGTGGACAGGTTGATCGAGTCCCTCAACGTCGAGGAGATCGCGGTATTGCTTTCGGACTGGGAGGCGTGGTCCCTACCCTACCAGCGCCAACCCCCGGGCGAGTGGCGGCGGTGGGTGTTTCGCGCCGGCCGAGGCACGGGAAAAACCTACACCGGCGCGAGAACGACACACGAGATCGCGAGACACCGCCGAAACATCAAGACCGGGGAGATCGGACTCATCGCACGAACCCACACCGACGCCCGATTCACCATGGTGGAGGGGCCGTCGGGGATCCTCGCCACCGCGCCGCCGGACTTTCGGCCGACGTGGGACCCGGGTAACGGCCTCGTGATTTGGCCCAACAAAGTCCGCGCGCGGATCTATTCAGCCGACAAGCCCGAGTCGATCCGCGGGCCGAACTTTGCGTGGGTGTGGGCGGACGAGCCGGCACACTGGCCGGACTTCTCGAAAACATGGTGGACGGTGATCGAGCCGGCGATCCGCGTGGGCGTCGCCCGGGCGATGCTGACCACCACGCCGATCCCCTCGTCCGACCTCAAGGACTTGGAGGGCAAGCCCGGATCGGTCGTGTCCCGCGCCTCGACTTTTGATAATCCCTTTTTGCCCGAGTCGGTCCGGGAGATGTTCCGCGAGCATTACGCGGGCACGCGGATCGGTCGTCAAGAGTTGGAGGGCGACTATCTCCCGACGAACGAGCGCGCCTTGTGGTCCCTCGAATCGATCGAGGCCCACCGCGTCGCCCGTCCTCCGGTCGACCTCGTCCGCGTCGTGGTCGCCGTGGATCCAGCCGTCACGGCCCACGAGGACAGCGACGAGACGGGGATCATCGTGGCCGGCGTCGACACGGCGGGCCACGCCTACATCCTAGAAGATCGAACCCTCAAGGGGTCACCCGTCGAGTGGGCACGGGCCGCCGTCGCGGCCTCGGTACGCCACAAGGCCGACGCGATAATCGCCGAGGTCAACAACGGGGGCGACCTCGTGACCTCCACGATCCGCGCGGTCGACCCACGCGCCAACGTCCGGGCCGTCCGGGCCTCGCGTGGCAAGGTGACACGGGCCGAGCCGGTGTCTGCCCTCGCCGAGCGCGGCATGATCCACCACGTCGGCGAGTTCCGACAACTCGAAGATCAGTTGACCCAGTGGGATCCGGTCTCCTCGAAAAAGTCCCCCGATAGATTGGACGCCATGGTGTGGGCGATCCACGACCTCCTCTTGACCCAAACCAAGGCCGGACCCCTCCGGGCCTATATCTGATCATGACCAACGAAAAACCGACACTCCGCGCCGACTCCTACGCCAACGCGATCACGGGTCTGGCAACCCCCGCCGACAAGTCGATCGGGGGATTCTTCTACCGCCGCCACGATCTCGGCGTCGAACAGCTTAACGCGATCTACGAACAGGACTCGATCGCGGCCCGCATCGTGGACCGCGTGGTGGACGATGCGATCCGCGAGGGGTTCCGCGTCGCCGGGTCCGACGCGGCCGGGTTCGACATGTCCTCGATCGACTCCGAGTTGGAGGACCTCGACGCCCTCAACACCGTGGCCGACGGGTGGCGGTGGGGTCGTCTCTATGGCGGGGCGCTCTTGATCCTCGTGGTCAACGACGGGCAGACCATGGATCAACCGCTCAACCTCGACACCGCCACGCGGTTGAGTTCGATCCAAGTCGTGGAGGCCCCCTATGTAAGCCCGGCCGGGTATAACCCCGGGCTAGGTGCGCGGGCGTTTCGTAACCCGGAACATTACGACATCACGATCCCGTTCGGCTCGGCCAAGATCCGCCGCGTCCATCGGTCGAGGACGATCCGCGTGGATGGTCTCAAGGTGTCCGCCACTCGCATGATCGCGAAAGCCGGGTGGGGGCCGTCGGTGATCGATCGGGTCTACACCGAGATCTCACAACTCGGCGAGGTCATGGGCTATTGTCGATCGATCCTCCACGACATCTCGATCCAGGTTTACAAGTTGGAGGGGTTTCGCGATCAGCTTTGCGGGTCGTCCCAGTCACAGGCCGAGATGCGGCAGATCCTAGAGACGATCCGATATAGCGTCGACAACCTCCACGTCTTGGCGCTCGACTCGGCCGACGACTACGCCGAGGTATCGCGCAACGTCTCCGGCCTCAAGGAGTTGACCGACAAATTCGTGGACGCCCTCGTGAGGGCCACCGACATGCCACGAACGATCCTCCTTGGCGAACAGCCGGGCGGTCTCAACGCGTCGGCGGACTCGGAGATCCGCGCGTGGTTCGACCACGTGGCGAGCCAACAAAAACAAATCCTATCGCCGATCCTCTCTCGCGTCGTGGAGATCATGTTCGCCGTGAGACGCAACCGCGGCGAGGTCGTCCCCGAGGAGTGGATGATCGACTTCCCGCCCTTGTGGCAACCGACCGCGGACGAACGATCACAGACCTATCTAAGATCCGCGCAAGCCGATCAAATCTATTTCCTCAATGGGATCATGTCGGCCGATGAGATCCGCGCGCGCCTCGTGGACGAGGGCTTGATCGAGGCGGTCGAGGTTCCCGACACCGACGGGGGCGACCTTGGCTCGTAAACCTCAAACCCTTGCCGGACTAAATCAACCCGACCCCGTCCGCCTCGTGGACGACCTCGCGAGGAGATATCGGGCCATGAACCGGGCCGCCTTGCGCGTCGCACTGTCCGACGTCCTCCCCGCCGCCGAGGCCAAGGACCGGGGGCAACTCGCGGCGGCACTTGAGAAGCTACAAAACGCCACGGATGACGCCCTACCCGACGACAAGATCGAGAGAGAGGCGCGCAAGTCGGGCGATCAGATCAACGCCAACCACCGCCGCCTGTTCTTTATCGCCGCCGCCACGGTTATGGGTGTCAAGGTGATCGGGACCGACGCCCCGGGCGAGGAGTTGGGGTTGGAGGAAATAACCAAGATCAGCCCCATGGCGATCAGCCCGACTCAAGCGATCGGCCCGGGAGGGATCGGGAGGACCGCGCGGGTGTTTCAACCGCCCCCGGGCGGTCGGCGAGTCCTTGCAACCCCTCGCCGAGTGATACCCCGGATCAACTTTGAGCCCGACATCTTGGCCGATCGATTCGTCGAGGAAAATATCCGATATATCTCCACCCTCCGGGACGGCGTCGCCGAGGCGGTCGGCGATCAAGTCGTCCGCGAGGTCGTGTTGGGCGACGGCGACCCCGAGGAGTTGGCGCGGAAACTTCGCGAGGAGTGGCGGCGGAAGGGTGTCCCGTCGAGGATCCCGACGCGCCGGCTGAAAAACAACGGGGAGCCCGTGTCCTATTCTCTCGAATCGCATTCTAGGATGATCGCCCACGACCAGATCTCCAAACTAAATGCCGGACTAAACCGCGCGAGGCAAACCGCCGCGGGGATCAAATCATTTAAGTGGCAGACCCAAAAAGACGATCGAGTGAGGCCCGCCCACCGACGGCTACAAAGTCGCGTTTTTTCGTGGGACGAGGGGTGGAACGGAACATTTCCGGGCGAGCCCGTGGCGTGTCGGTGTTGGGCGCAAGCGATCACCGACGCTCGCCAAATGATCCCCCATTTCATAGACGTGGACGATCCAACGTTCCGGGGGACTACGTTTTCGGAGCGAGGCCAACGGGGCGCGCGACAACTCAACCCGGGGCCGGGGGCGTCGCTATGATTTCCACTTCGATCCGTGGCCGATCCTTGTCCCGATGTTTGATCGCGTAGACCTCGATCACTTGTCCATCATCGGCCAAGACGCCGGAGTGTTGGAGGGCGTCTAAGATCCCCTTGATCGGGCCGTCTACGTCGCCCCACGGGAGACCGTCGGCGGGTCCGGTGCGGGTGAGTTTTCGGAAATAGATCGCGATCGTCACCGACACCGGGCCGACGAACCGCCACCCGTTCGAGGCGTCGGCCGCCGCGGTCGCCACGACGGCCCGGGCGTGGGAATACTTGGCCGAGAGATAGGTGATCGGCTTCCCGTCGCGTGTCTTCCCCCGTCTCCATGCGGCGTTGATCCGTAGGTGGGCGGGGTCGATCTCGGTTGTGAATCTCAAAACAAACGCCCTTGTCCGGTGGCCTCGGGTTTCGGTTCGTAGTCCTCGATCCCGACCGTCTCGATCTCCACCCCCGCGACGGCGTGGCCGATACGGTCACGGGCGATCCCGGCGAACTCCTCCGACATCTCGAACCCGACGAAATCA